AGATCATCCGAAGATATGACATATCAGATTGAAAAAGAATTAGCACATCGGCGCAGCACCGATGTCGAAGAAGATTTAGAGACTTTAAAGAAAGCTCAAGAAGAGTTAGTTTTCGAAAATAAACAACTCAAAGAGCGTCTTTCACAATATAAGCAAGCAACAAAAGAGCTTAAGGAAACTTTACAAAACGTAAATCTTTCTAATGCTCGCTTGCTTTACACGAATCGTGTTCTACGGAATACCTCCCTGAATGAGCGACAAAAGAAAAGAATTGTCGAAGCTATTTCAAAAGCCGATTCTGTTGCAGAAGCAAAGACAATACACAATACGCTTGAAAGCGCAGTGGAGGCTAAGCCAACGCGAAGGCCACAATCACTAAACGAAGCTATTAACCGTCCTTCTTCTGTAATTCGTGCGACTCGTCATGAGTCTGCACCGCAGACTGATCCATTTTTGACCAGGATGCAACAATTAGCAGGCATTAAATAAACAATTATTTTAGGAGGTATTAAATTATGTCTAGTATTATAGAAAGATTGACAGAAGGTGTAGTCAATCGCGACATGCGGGCCGAAGGGAACGCATTATTAAATAAATGGCAGAAGACTGGTCTTCTTGAGGGGCTTGACAATGACCGTAAACGTCAGAGTATGGCTCGTCTACTTGAAAATCAGGCCAAGGAACTTCTCCGTGAGAGCAGCAGCATGAGCGCTGGTGATGTCGAAGGCTTCGCGGCCGTCGCATTTCCGATTGTTCGCCGCGTGTTCGCAGGCTTGATCGCAAACGATCTTGTTTCCGTTCAGCCTATGAGTCTTCCTTCGGGACTCATTTTCTTCCTTGACTTCGTGTTCTCGCCGGATCTGGGTGCTTCAGACAGCGCGGACTTACCTGGGGTCGGCCCTGGACGCATGGGCAACCTAGCCAATGAGTCCATTTACGGTACTAATCGGGTAGGTGCGCAGGTTACTGGTGGTGTGAGCTTGATTGGTGATCTTAAAGAAGATCTTTCCGGTCCTCGCACAGTTGGTGCCCGTGGTTATGCATATGCATCTCCCACTGGTTCCAGTTCCGTCAACTGTACCTCAACTCAGGTAACGGCTTTCGGCCTTACGGGCGCCAGCCCAGCACAGAAGAAATCGATTCTATGGGATGCAGATCTTATGGCAATCAGTGCTTCTGGAGACGGCCTTGCCGCCGGCGGCGGCGCTTATTGGGTTGTTCGTGTCGATATCCCACAGAGCGCGCTCACGCTAGCTGGCGCTGACGACACTGATGGAACAGTGAGTCAACTGGATTATGATAATCTAGGTACAATATCTGGTGGTATCGGGAGTCTAAACAACATCAGTTCGGGGCATGCTACCGCCTTTTCACCGGCTAATACTGCTCAGCTTAGAAGGTTGACGCATTATACTGGTTCTAGCACTAACAATATACAGTTGTATTTCTTGACTACTTCTGAGGCGTCTGGCATATCAACCCAATCGACCTCCGGAATTAAGTTCTCGGCTTCCTACGCAATTAGGGATAACTTGGCAGCAAGTAATGCTCTCGGTTCCGTTGTTGGTACGACTTTGTGGGGTCTTGAGGCGAGTGAACAAATCCCCGAGATCGACATCAAGGTAGACAGCATTGCTGTTACCGCGGTCACCAAGAAGTTGAAGGCTAAGTGGACTCCAGAGTTGGGTCAGGATCTTAATGCCTATCACAACTTGGATGCCGAAGTCGAGCTTACCAGCATTCTCTCTGAGCAAGTTGCTCTTGAGATTGACCGCGAGATCCTTGCCGATCTTGTTAATGGCGCGCAGGCTGCTACCTATTACTGGTCCCGTTCTCCCGGTCTCTTCGTGAACCGGTCAACTGGTACAGAAATTGGTGCTAGTTCCGCTGCTCCAGACTTCACTGGTACTGTTTCTGAGTGGTATGAGACGTTAGTTGAAACAGTTAACGATGTCTCTGCACAGATCCATCGTAAGACTCTACGTGGTGGAGCTAACTTCCTCGTCTGCGGACCTGAAGTTGCCAACATCCTTGAGTTTACCGCTGGCTTCCGTGCTAGTGTCACTCACGATGACGAAACCGGCTCTGTCGGTGCTGTCAAGGTCGGTGCTCTTTCCAAGAAATTCGATGTTATTGTGGATCCTTATTTCCTACGTAATGTCATCTTGGTTGGCCGCAGAGGTTCCAGCTTCTTAGAAAGTGGGTATGTATACGCACCTTATGTGCCGCTACAGACTACTCCCACTATCTTTGGTCCCGAGGACTTCGTGCCCCGCAAGGGCGTGATGACTCGTTACGCCAAGAAGATGGTGCGTCCCGATATGTACGGCTTAGTTGTTGTACGCGGGCTCGTCGGTGAAGCGGGTAACACTGCATAGAGCTTAATTTAGCTAACTAGCAAACAAACGTAAAGCCTCCGTCATTTGATGGGGGCTTTCGTTTATACAGAACTACTTATTATCGAATCACAAGATTCATTCCAAGTTATTGCGTGAGTAGATATGCTCACGGCCGCAATTGCGGTGACATGATTACAAAAGGAGGGTTTTTAACTATGGGTACAAAAAGAATAGGCCTCGCGAGAATAGAGGCATTAATGGAAAATTTGAAGAGGGAGTTGGCCATGGCCGGCGCCACATTGAAAGGCACAAGACGACCTGTTGTAGCGCTCACAGACGCTGCCGGCGCCGGCGCAATTAGATCAGCGATTACTGTCGCCGAGTCAGGAACTATATTTACAGTGCCAGAACTGACAAGTGGCACACAGACAATTACTCTTCCTGCTTTAGCTGCCGGTGTTGTGGGGTGTACATATACTTTTGTCATGCTCGACACCGCCGATCAAGATTTTAATGTTTTAGGAGCTTCTTCTGATAAGATCTTGGCCGTGGCGCCCAAAGGTGATGGTGACAATACTGGTATCTCTGCTGGAAAAGACAGCATTGGATTTGACGCAAACGCAGTTTTAGGTTCGGCGTTTTCAGTCACATGTATTAGTAGCACGGCTGCCACAGGATGGCTTGCCCACGATGTGATTGATGGCCTTGCCGCCAATACGGGTGGTATAAACTTAGCTTAATATCTAGCGATATCGACATACCAATCTTAAGCCCCCTTCCAATCGGTTGGGGGTTTTTGTTTAAAAACACCGATCTGCCGAAAAATATTGCCGGCAATTTTTTGAGATTTTCGTTTTTAGAAATTTAAAACTATTTATTATAACCATTGGAGGCAAAATGGGCAAAAAAAGAAGGATTCTTCATAGTCCTAAATTTGAATATTTAAAAAAGGTTAGATTTGGCAATGATGAAGAAAAAGAACAGGAAAATATTGAAATAGAAGAATTAGCAGATAAAACACCCGTTGTAGAAGAAAAAGAGCCTGTAACTAAAAAGAAAACAGCCAAAAAGACAACTAAACGTGCTAAAACTACTAAAAATAAAGCAAAGACAAAGAAACAATAAATTATTAATAATTTAAGCTTATATAAACCCCCGCTCTCGTGGGGGTTTTTGTTTTATCAAAACTATTTATCATTGAGAACAAGGAAATAGCTTAAATGTCAGCATTGTCCCCCAAGTCACAGACTAGCACCATTATTTTAACATCAACTGGCGCCGCCGGCGATGTCGCTGCAGCCGTCCCATACGGAGTATACACAGGCTCAACAGATTTTTTAAGTGGTGCAGCGCTCCAAGTAAATTATGTATTTAAAAAGCTTGGTGGCGATGTTGTAGATATTGAATTGACGCCCTCAAACGTTTATGCTGCTTATGAAGAGGCCGTTCTAGAGTATTCTTATATTGTCAATTTGCATCAGAGCGAAAACGTTATTTCTAGTGTTTTGGGAATGACAACAGGTACTTTTGATCACAAAGGCGAACGCAAAACAGGGCCGCATTCCGCAAGTCTTAATTATCCGCGTTTTCAAGTTGCACAAGCAAGAAAAATTGGAGATGCAATGGCCACCAATGGAGGCGCGGGCGGCACAACTCGCATTTACTCAGCCTCCTTCTCGCCATCTAATGATACACAAGATTATGACTTACAAGCGATTGTCGAAAATGCCTCTAGCGATGGTACCGATGATGGTGGCACTGCAGTTCCATTTTCAGGCAAAATCGGAAACAAACGCATATTCATTACGAAAGTTTTTTATAGATCTCCACGGGCCATGTGGCGCTTCTATGGATATTATGGTGGCGTTGGTGTAGTTGGAAATTATTCCACATATGGACAGTTTTCGGATGATTCGACATTCGAGATTATTCCAACATGGCAGAATAAACTGCAAGCGATAATGTATGAAGATTCAATTTTTACAAGAACTTCTCATTATTCATATGAGATTAAGGGTAATTGGCTAAGGCTTTACCCGGTACCTAGTCAATATGGCTACGGTGATTCTCTGAATGAACGTATATGGTTTAATTTTTACATTGAGTCGGATCCTTGGGAATTAAATTCTAGCTTTAATGATGGAATGGATGGTATTAATAACTTTAATACACTTCCATTTGAAAATATTCCTTATGCAAACATAAATTCAATTGGCAAACAATGGATTAGGAAATATGCTATAGCATTATGTAAGGAAATGTTAGGACAAATTCGTGGCAAATTCACAACAATGCCGATTCCTGGCGAAAGCGTGACTTTAAATCATTCTGAATTGCTTTCGCAGGCAAAGGAAGAACAAGGACAACTTAAAGATAAGCTACGGGAAATTCTTGATAGAATGAAGTATAACGAACTGGCGAAGCAAGATGCAGAAATGACAGATGCTGCCGCAACAGCTTTTAAAGGTGTTGGTCTTCCAATTTTTGTAGGATAAACTATAAATGGCTAGAGATGAATGGAAAAAACCTGCAGCCCCACCGCCACCTTTATTCTTTGGAAAGAAGGAAAGAGATTTAGTTAAACAAGTCAATGATGAATTAATTGAAAAAGTCATTGGACAACAAATTCTTTATTATCCCATTGATATAGAGAGAACGAACTTTCATGAATTATATGGAGAGGCGGTAGAGAAAACGTTTTTACCTCCCGTAAGAGTTTATGCTATGGTTGAATTTACCGATTATTCTACTGAATATCTTGAAAGCGCAGGAATTGATAAAACATGGGAAATTAATGTTCATTTTCATAAGAGAAGATTAGAAGAAGATCAAAATATGTATATTCGTGAGGGTGATTTTGTTTTGTATGGATCTTATTATTACGAGATAGTTAAGTTATCGGAACTTAAAAAACTATTTGGACAAGTTGACCATG